TCTTAGAAATTTTTACCCGATGGATGATTGCCTCTGCATCGTCTAATGAGGTAGCCGTGTAGGGTACAATCAAATCATCTGCCGGTACGAACTTTGACACAGCTTTTTTAGATAACTCATCATAATAAGTTTTCTTAAAAGCTGACCCTGCAAGAGGAAGATAGAAAAGCAGTTGATCAAAGTCGGGCTCATAGTCTTTCATTTTTTCCATGAGCTCGTAGTTCATAAAATCTTTAACACGTTGTGCTTGTTTAGTTTTCTCTTCACTTGGTGCACCGATAACAGCTGTTCTAACTGGACCATCTGCTGGAAGTAATTCTTTGTAAGCTAACGCTTGGAACTGAGTAACAGCTTCTGCTAGAACTGGATGCGTTGCACCTGAAGCTCCTTGAAAAGGTTCTGTTCTCATATCATATTTAAAACCTAGTAAATCTAAACCTTGAGTGTAAGAACGTTCCCATTCTTTTCTACCCATTTGGTAATCTTGATATTTTTGAGAAAGGTCTGCACCCATCTCATCTAAAACGTCGTCTGGTAAAAACTCTGCTAAGTTTGCGTAGTGTTCATCGCCACCTTCTGGTTGCGCAGCTCGAGGATCAAAATCTATTTCTACTGATCCATCTTCTAATTCTGTTTGTTCTATGGGCCCTGGTGCCTGTTCCTGTGTTACTTGTTCTTCAATAATTGCTTCTTGAATTTGTTCTTCACCCGGTATAATTGCCGAGCCTCTTGGACCTTGCGTCAGGGACTTGTCTACTTTGTCTGCCATTTTTTATTTTCTCCAGTTTCACTGTCTTAACAGTATTATAGTTAATATTCAACCCTTGAGGCGTGGGTCCTGATTCAGGCGGCAGGAGCCAGGTTTTAGGGTACGTATGTTTCGGTTTCATCTTTTACACCTTTGTTTGCTTCTATCATCTCTCTAAATCTTGTAGGAATACTTTGCAACATTGATTCAATACCTTGCTTTCTTTCCATTGCATTTTTTAAAAATTGTTCTTCTTCACTTAATGCAGCTTGCTCTAAACCTATATTGACTGCTTTACCAACATTAGGATTATTCATAAACATAGATCCTGCACTTGCAGCGGCTTGAGAAAAAGGTGCTCCAGACATATACATCATTGGAAAGTCTATTGCAGCAGCTATTGCATTATCTGCTTTACCAGGAAAAGCAGTGGTAAGAGCATCAATACCTGGTCTAATACTTCTATAAGCGTTACCTGCATTTTTTATTTTTTGATTAAAAGAATCAAACATATTTCTTATTTTAGATTTTTCTGGCTGCTCTATTTTATCTGCAGTGGTGACGCCCGGAATTTTTGACAACTCTTCTATTTTTGGATTCTTAACTTTTAAAAATTTATCTAATTTTTTTCTTCCTTCAACCTCATCAATTAAACCTGCATCAACTGCTTCTTTTAAAGTTTGTTCAGCTAGGTTAGCTTTAATAGTTAAATCATCTATACTGTCTGTTTTAATATCACCTAGGTTTTGGTCTACTAAACCTATTCCTAATTGCCTAAAAACATTATCTCCTCTTCTTACAGTTAAATCATTTGCATCTATTGTAATAGGATTAACTCTATCTTTTAACAAAGGATATGTTTCAACTGTCTTATCTACAAACTTTTGTATATCTTCATTTAAAGAAACAATTTTGTTTTGTAGATCTGCAGGAACCGTTTTACCGGCATCAATAAATTTTTTAGCTTCAATATATAATTTTTTTTGTGCTGGGTAAAAATTTTTATTTAAATTATTTTCCAAAGTTTGAACTCCACCTTCATATTTTGAAATACCTTTTCTATTAGCTTCAAAATATTGAGGACTTAAATCTTCGGGTCTCATTTTTTGTTTTAACAAAGATAATTGTTTTATACTCGATTGATGACCCATTTCAATTGGAAGAATTTCTTTAGATTTTCCACTTATTGAACCTGATGTTTTATATGTTTCTAAACCTAAACCTTCTTGGACTTGTTTTTTAAACGTATATAATTTTTTTTCATATTCTTTAGAACCTAAAATATTTAATTTTTTCTTTCTTCTTTCTGAAGCTGCAGCTTGAAGAACACTTACTGGATCATTTTTTAATCTAACTCTTGGTTTTTTTTCAAACGTTAAATTTTCAAACGCAGGTTCTTTTTTGACAAGATCTACTGTTTTTCTGAAATAGTCGTCTGTATCAAATAAACTCGTATCTACAAGTTTTCTTAAATCTTCATTAGAAAAAGACTTACCACCAGCTTTAATAATATCATTTAATGCATTTCTAATCTCAGCTTTTTTACCTGTGTCTGATACTTTTCCTTTTCGTTCTGCAGCAAGCTCTAGACGTTTTTCTGTCATAACTGTTCCTGTTTTTTTTGGAAGATTTTTTACAGAGTCTCTAAATTTATTAGCAGCTTTTAAAGCTGCTTCTTCATTAGGATATTTTGGTTTAGGTCCTGGTCTATTTCCATCTCCATAACTAAAACTGTCATAATATGTTTCATTGCCTCTATTAAGAGTAACTTCCAAAAGATCTTGATTTTTCTTTTTTCTAATATTAGGTCCGTACAATTTGGAAAACCCTTCACGAGTTCCTAAATCTTTTCCTGTAATAGCTCCTCCTCCAATAGCAAGTTCAGTTCTTTCTTCTACCTCTGGCAAACCAATACGACCTTCTGTAGTTTCACTTTGTTCTTTTATATAATCGTCGTAATACTTTTTTCTGCTTTTAATAAACTCAAGACCTTCTTGCATTGTGACAACACCTTCAGTAACAGCTTTGTCTAATTCTTTCTGCATTAAGTCTACAAGAAAAGCATTAGAAGATTTTCCAGTTCCATATACACCTTGTAATAAAGTGTCTGCTTTGTTTTTAAACTGAACTGCGCTGTAAGGTTTTTTTGGTGGAGGTGTGCCGTCGGCAAATTTCTCACGTCGTACCAGATACGACATCATCTCGTTGTACTCGTGAATTTTCAATTTACAGTCCTAGTATTGCTGCTAGACCGCCTGATTGTTTATTATCTCTATCAATAACACCTTTACCAATTAAGATATCTTTTTGTGTAATTTCTCCATCACCTGATAGATCAGGGAAAGATCCTCCAGCTAAAGTAATTCTAGTTTTATCATCTTCAACTAATTCTTTAACAACATCCATTCCAGGATTTTTAGCTGTACCCATACTCATTTCATAAAATTCTTTTAGCTCATCTAATGAGTTTGGTTTACGACCTCTTTGTTTAATAAATTCCATTACAACTTCTTCAATTCTAATTTTAGGATCGATCGATGCTTGATCACTCATAGCTTCTCTTCTGAAACTATCAAAGTCCATAGGCTCTAAACCTTGTTCTAACATATCAAATCTGTATTTATTATATTCGTCTTCTAATAAAGGATCTCTATCTGCCATTTGCATGATGCCTGAATCTTGAGCCCTGACTTGTTCACCCATAGGCACGCCTTGGTCTTTCATTAATTCAATTGTATCTAAGTCTTCTTCTTGAAACTCTTCAACTTCATCACCTTGTGCATAAAAATTTCTCATAATTCCTCCATTAGCCTCTTTGGTTCTTTTAGACTCTGTTGGTCTAAAGATATCCATTTCAATAATATTTATATTATTTCTTTTTATGTAATCAGTCAAGGACTCTCCTGGTTCTACTCCTAATCCCATTTCATAAGCATCAATTACATCTTCATAATATTCCATTAGTAATACGTCCTCTGTTGTGGAGGCATTTTTTCCTCCTCGTAATCTTCAGGGTGATTTATTAAACCTCCCTGTCTAAATCTCATTACAGCTTGAGTCATTGAGTCCACTAGATCATCATGGTCTCCATAAGGAAAAGCTGCACATTCCTCGATGACTTCTTGTGCGAAGTCCATATCTTTGGGCGCCCATATCAGTCCCGACTCAAAGAGCGGAGATACTGCGTTTACCCTCGTGTGTTTATCGTTACCACGAGATGGTGAAAAATTTATAACAGGTATCCCCATCTTACGCAACTCATAAGTTAGAGGAAGCCCTGATGCCTTACTCTCGATTATAACTGTTTCTGGATTCCAATATCCATATTGCTCCATAGCAATACGCCGGAGTTCAGGGAATTCATAACGACCTTTTAAACAATCTACTAATATTAAACTTGGTGGAGAATCTTCATTCTCTTGAAACACACCCCAGGTGGTTATAGCAGAGTAATCGGCAGTTTCTTTTTTCATAAAAGCTGTGTCATAAGATTGTATGATGTGTTGTAGCGGAGGCATTTCATCTCCCTCCCAGTTTCTCCACCATTCACGTTTTATTAATGCACCTTCTTCTGAAGTAGGATTCTGCATGTATTGTGCATTCCATTTAGTTAAAGGGATACTAGCCTTAACAGATTCTAAATCTTCCAGTTTCCAATACTCTGGCCAAACAGGTTTACCTGATGGCATGATTGCAGGGAATTGTACAATTTCCCACTGATCAGCTTTAACTCCTTTTTGAGCTTTTAATAATCTTCCTGTTAAATCTTTTTCATTCCATCTTGTCATTATGACAACAATAGATCCACCAGGTTGAAGACG